TACCGGTGTTTCCAGGCACCCACCCATTATCGTATTTTAAAAAAGTGGATTAAAAGAATTAAAAAGAAACGAAAAGCCGACGTTGAAGATGGCTGCTAGTATAACATATGGGGCAAGCTTGGCAGCTTTGCAGTTTGCTATCGAGAACAAGACGAAAATAATAATCAATAGGTTAAACTTTCCACTCGAGTTTGAAAAAAAATATATCAAAGAAGCGTGGGCACTTTTATATACCAAGTTGATGTTAAGTGGTCAAACGATAGGCGGCGACACCGTACAAAAAACCCAAGTTAGCGATGATTATATTTCTGTGGTCTGTAAAGGAAATGTTGTCAATAAGGTCAAGTACCATACGCTTTTCATTTTCTGCGACAAAAACATAAGCGGTCTCCCCCCGGTGGAAAAGGAAAATAGAAAATATGATGTTGTTGATTATATGAAACCCCAGTCGCTAATTAGCAAAGTCGGATTCCATATGATTAAAACTGAAGAAAGATTTGTGTCACACCTCTATGTGTTAAAAAAGTACTCCACGGCGCCAATAAAGATATATGCCCTCTCGGAGCTTACCGACAAGCAGTTGTATGAGTTTAATTTTTCAGACACAATGGCAAAGTTTAAAAGCGAACATCTTCTACAAGAGAGGGGGTTTGAGGGAAACATTATGAGACACAAACGAACCCCAATTGTGTTGGAGGTGATTGGTCGCGACACCACCAAACAAATGGATTTTTATGAAGACACTGATAAGATAAAGTTTTTATATGGACATCACGCCAATAAACAAAGAAAGATTTAATTTAGCCGGTATAGTTCCCGTGGCCGGTCAACCGCTGGATTTTGAATTCCCGTGGCATGACTGTTTAACGCCGATTGGAAAAAACTATCTCGCAGTGGAGAAAGCCATCTTTGATTGCGCAGTGGCTGGGTGTGACACCATATGGGTTGTTTGCCCTCGCGATATGCAGCCTTTAATTAGATATCGTCTGGGCGATTATGTGCTGGACCCTATCACTTATTATAAGGAGTATAAGTTTGCCGGTCGACCCAAAATTAAAGAGATCCCCATCTATTATGTGCCGATGCACCCTAAAGATGTAGATCGTCGCGACTGCTTGGCCTGGAGTATAATCACAGGCATTGACAACGCTTATCGCGTCTCTCGCAAGTTGAGCCGGTGGACGTGCCCCGACAAGTATTTTGTTTCTTTCCCCTATGGAATGTTTTCTCCTTATTATATGAAGGACCATCGTTCCAAGATTCGCAGTGCTCGCCCATTTGCAGTTGCTTTTGAGGGGAAAACATTTAGAGATGGCTTGTTTTTGCCATTTACTTTAAGTGGGCAAGATTTTATAGATTGTCGAAAAAAGTTCCGTCTTCACGAGGTCAAAGGCCACACGGCAGACAAGGTGCGCATACCTGTTGATAAAGCTTACACTGGCCGCTACTTTACTCACGATTTTGTTTTTAGTGAAGTTGGTGAGGAAGACACGCATCTGGTTGATATCCCTTGGTTTTGTGAAATAACGAGTTGGGACGGTTTAAAAAAATGGTTAAGTGGCGAAAACAAGCTTGACAAACCACCAGAGTTTTTGTTATCATATAGCGAATGGAATCCTTTAGGAATTGATGTAGAAGAGGAAGAAGAGAATGAAGAGTAAAATACCCTTTGTAGGGCTCCACGCCCATAGTGGCGTGGGCAGCCCCTTTGACGGGCTTGGTTATCCAGCAGAGCATATGAACTTTGCTTATGATAACGGCAGTGACGCCCTGGCACTAACAGACCATGGCAATCAGAATGGTTTAGCATATCAAGTTTTACACGCTAAGAAGATGCAAGCGGAAGGTAAAGAGTTTAAGCCCATCTTCGGTGTAGAAGCCTACTTCCTTCCTAGTCTTAAAGAGTGGAAGAAAGAATACGAAAGCGCGAAAGAAGATAAGAAAGCCAAAAAGAAGATTGATACCTCCCGCTCCGCTACCACCGTTGAAGACGAAGGGGAATCTAAACAGTCTGTTAAAAACATCCTTAATCGTAGACGCCATCTAATCTTGTTGGCGCAGAATCAAACTGGCTTAAATAATATCTTTAAACTAGTCTCAGACTCTTATTCTCCAGATTGTTTTTATCGTTTCCCACGTGTCGACTATGATTTGCTTGAGAAGTATAACGAAGGAGTGATTGCAGCTTCGGCTTGTTTGGGTGGTGTATATGCTGGTAACTATTGGGAAAATCGCGATGACGGCCCTGACGCTGTAATGAAAGCAATGCGCGAAACCACCGAACGTATGGTGGCCATTTTCGGCGACAGGTGGTATGGAGAAGTGCAATGGAACAACATTGCGGAACAGCATGAGCTAAACACCTATATCATTCGTCTTTCTAAGGAATGCGGTTTCAAGCTTATATCTACAGCCGATAGTCATTATCCAGGCCCAAACGCCTGGAAGGACCGCGAATTATATAAACGTCTTGGATGGCTTGGGAAAGGTGGGATGCCCACTTGGATGTCCTCTGAACTACCGGCAGGGCTAGATGAAATTGGTTATGAACTATATCCTAAAAATGGCGACCAAATATGGGAATCCTATAAGAACTATTCTAAAGAGTGTGGTGTTGAGTATGACGATGACGTGGTGATGGACAGTATCACCGAAACCTATCATATCGCCCATAATCGCATTGAAAGCTTTTTACCTGACAACACTGTTCGCCTGCCTGAGTTCGTAGTTCCTGCAGGTCACACCGCAGATAGCGCCCTCAGCGCTGCTTGTATCGATGGTTTGAGGGGTCTTAATTTCCAAAAGAAGCCAGAGTATGTTTCAAGATTGAAAGAAGAGCTTCTCGTCATTTCTGAACGTGGGTTTAGTAAATACTTTTTAACAATGAAAGCCATAGCCGACAAAGCAAATGAAGTGCAGATAACAGGACCGGGTAGAGGCAGCGCCGCAGGCTCGTTAGTTGCATATGTGTTGGGAATCACACAGATCGATCCAATTAAATATAACCTTTTGTTTTCGCGATTCTTAAGAAAGGACGCAACAGATTATCCGGACATCGATTATGATTGTAGTTCTCCGATGGAACTTAAAGAACAGCTAGCACAAGAGTGGGGCAACAATAAAGTTGTTCCGATATCTAACTTCAACACTTTGCAACTACGTTCTTTAATTAAAGATATCTCAAAGCTTTACGACATTCCCTTTTTAGAAGTGAACAATGTTACCTCTAAAATGCTTTTTGAAGCGATGCCCCGCGCCAAACAAAAACACGGAATTAAAGCAGGAGTCTATACTCCGACCTTCGAAGAAGTGATGGAATTCTCAGACTCTCTTAAGAGTTTCTTAAACAAGTATCCCAACGTAGCAGACCACGTTAATACTCTTTATGGTCAAGTTAGATCGGTTTCGAGGCATGCCGGGGGCGTTGTGATTGGAGAAGACTTAGATAAATATATGCCGCTGATTAACAACGGAGGCATAACTCAAACGCCTTGGTCCGAAGGGCAGAACGTTCGCCATCTAGAACCAATGGGGTTTATCAAGTTTGATATCCTTGGCCTTTCCACTCTTAAGATGGTGGAAGGAGCAATATATCATATTCTTCAAAGATATCATAATGTTGCAGAACCCACATTTGAAGACATAAAAGAATTTTACAACAAAAATTTACATCCAGACAAAATCAACCTTAAAGATCAAGAAGTGTATGCTAATATATTTCATAAAGGTAAGTGGGCAGGCATCTTTCAGTTTACTGAAAAAGGCGCACAAGCTTTTTGCAAACGAGCAAAGCCTAAAAGCATAGTTGACATTGCAGCGATAACGAGTATTTACCGTCCCGGCCCACTGTCTGCTAACGTTCATGAACTTTATGTTGAGACAAAGTTGAACCCAAGCAAAGTGCGCTATGGTCACGATATTATTAAGGAAGTTACAAAAGAAACATATGGCTTTTTGATTTTTCAAGAGCAGATTGCTTTATTGGCACATAAGTTAGGAAAAGACATTAGCTTAGACGAAGCGAATCTTCTTCGAAAGCTGTTAACTAAAAAGGGCACCGGGAAAGGAAATGAAAAGAAAAAAGCCATCCACCAAAAATTCATCGAAGGTTGTGGACTTAAGGGAATATCGGAGAAAGAGGCAGAAAAGATTTGGCAAAGGTTTGAGTATTTCAGCGGTTATGGTTTTAACAAGTCTCATGCTGTTTCCTATTCTGTTATTTCTTTCCAGTGTGCTTGGCTGCTAAATTACTATCCTTCCGAGTGGATGGCGAGTTTTCTTGACAAAGAACCCGAGAGCAGAAAAGAGCGCGCCATTAACATTGCAAAGAAAGAAGGCTTTCAAATTGAGCCCGTCAATATTAATGAATCAGGGATTGTTTGGGAAATTTCCGATGATGGCAAAAGCTTGATTCAACCTTTAACCTCTCTTAAGGGATTGGGCGACAAAGCGATTGAACAGATTATCGCTCATCGACCCTTCAACACTGTTGAAGAGCTTCTCTATAATAAGGAAATTATCTACTCAAAACTGAATAAAAAGGCTCTAGATGTCCTAGCTCGAGTCGGCGCTTTAAATGGATTGGTGGACGAAAGGTTTAACAATTTAAAGCATTTTTGGCTATCCATCGCCGACAACAGACCCAAGACCAGAAAGAAGTTGAATGAGAACATAGAAGCTTTTAAAGATGTCGAGGATTTCACAAGAGATGAATACATTGAAAACAAAGTTAATATTAGTGGAATATATCCTTTTGACTTGGTAGTCAAAGAAGACATTCTTCAAAGAATTGAATACAATTGTATTCCTACGATATCAAACTATGATGAAGATTTGGGAATCGCTTGGTTTATTCCTCGCGAGGTCATTAAAAGAAAAACAGCAAAAGGAAGAACTTATTACGTTGTTAAAACTCTAGACACCAACTCAGCCATGATTGACATTAGATGCTGGGGAGTAAATCCTCGTAAAGATAAGATTTATATTAATAGACCGTATATGGCACGACTAAAGTACGAAGAGCAGTGGGGCTTTTCTACTCGTTCTTTGGGCCAGTGGAAAATGTTGGGATAATTTGTTTGACAAATAATTAATATTAACTTAAACTTACATACAACAAGGAAAACGATGAAACTAAAAGTAGCTAAAGTTAGAAAAGACGCAAAGCTTCCGGTACGCGCCTATCCTACGGACGCAGGGATGGATTTGTATTTTTGTCCAGACACAAAGACTAAAGAAAAAATGATTAGCTCAAACGGTCTTCCCGTTGAAATAAGAGCATCCGTGGTCCTCCCAACGGGATTAAAAATAGAAGTCCCACCAAATCATATGCTAGAAATTAAAAACAAATCTGGAGTTGCATCAAAGAAGCAATTAGTGGTGGGCGCCTGCGTTGTTGATTGTGGATATACTGGTGAGATATTTGTCAATCTTCACAACATTGGGTGGAAAACGCAGTATATACAACCGGGTGATAAAGTTGCTCAAGCAGTGCTTGTTCCAATTAGTTGCTGTGAAATAGAAGAAGTTCCTAAAAAAAGTTTTAACAAGACAACTAAACGAGGCGAGGGCGGCTTTGGAAGCACAGGGGACAGATAATGGAGCCTATTATCGACCCCTATCTTGCAGCAAAAATAGTACTCATTGGGGCAGTTATCTTGTTAGTAATAAATTTATTTGGAAAAACCAAAGGGTAGAATCTAATTAGAGTTGGCTACACAGCCGGGAGAATACACACATGTCGTTCAAATACACGCTGAGAAAAGGTGATATTGGCCAAGAGGTCAAGCGTCTCCAGAGCAAGCTGCCCTGCGCAGCAGATGGAAAGTTTGGCCCTAAAACTCAAGCCGAAGTAAGAAGCTATCAATCCCACAATGGATTGACAGTTGATGGCATTGCAGGCCCTCAAACTCTAGGGCGCTTAGGGATTGAGGTTTACCATGGTATAGATGTGAGTGCTTGGAATGGCACCGTGGATTGGCCAACAGTAGCCGCCTCCGGTGTTAAATATGCGTGGGTTAAGGCCACAGAGGGACGCACCCACGTTAATCGAAATTTTGTTGATAGAGCCAATGGGGCAAAAGATAACAATATTGCCACTGGCTTATATCACTTTGGACGCCCAGATTCCGACGCGGGAATTAAAGACGCCGAGCGTGAGGCGGAACATTTCTTAAACGCAGCGAACAAAGTGGGCTTTAGCGCTGGCGATCTCATTCCCACCCTAGATGTTGAAAAGGGAATGAAGACAGATGATCAATACAATGTGGAATGGTGTTTGCAATGGCTGGACATTATAGAGAAAGAGTTAAATGTAAAGCCATTGGTATATACAGCAAGGTGGGCTTACGACCTTTTCCTTAAAAGAGGAGACAGTTCCGATCTCGCCGAATTACTGAAATATCCATTATGGGTGGCATCCTATAATAGCGGCACAGAGCCCGAACGCCCAGTTAGAGCCTGGGATGAGTGGACAGTTTGGCAATGGACGGGCTCCGGTTCCGTCCCTGGCGTTAAAGGCAAGTGTGACCAAAATTGGATGGCCGGTGAGCAACTCGATAGCCTCACTATTTCGGCAACCTGTTCTAACTGTTGCTGCGTGGAGTGTACATGTCATCGTTAAAGAGAAAATTAAGCAGGAGAAAGGGCAATAAAGCCAAGAAGTTGGCCGAAAAAGAGATGGCCACAAAAATTTCTTTATTTGGACAGATGCCCAACGAATGCTTAACGTGTCAAAAATCATTTGACAAAACAGACAAAGAGCAGGTTATGACCTGGAACGTTGTAGTAAGAGAGCAGAAGGAAGAGGTGCGACTGTACTGCCCCAACTGTTGGAATATTGCAATGGATTTGATTAAAAAGGCTCAAGAACTAAAGGAGGCGAAAAAATGAGATTTTTTTCTAAAGAACGCAAGGGGTTTGCAATTGACCCCGAACTAGCCGAAGCTCTAGATTTATTAGAAGAGTTCTTAGTGTGGGAAGAGGAGCACACGTGTATTTCTTTTTGCAATGCTTTCGAAGAAAAATATGGAGTACTCCCAGAATCTGTTAGACTTTTTGACTATGACGAGTCCGAAGCGATAAGGGATCTTTGCGGTTTTGAGTGGGATCGGCCATATGTATTGTTCGAAGATTATCAAGAAGGCACTCCCGATTGGGAAAAACTATCGGAAATTCTAGAAGAAGAAGATGTGAGCATAGACTATGGAAATTGGTCGGAGGAAGAAAATTAAATGGCAGACATTATCAATAAACCAGATCACTACAACATTAATTGGAAAGGCGACCCGGCTATTGAAACTTATGAATACATAAAATCTTGGGCAATGGATTATGATGAAGGTAACGTAATTAAATACTTAACTAGATACAAGCAAAAAGGTGGACTTGAAGATTTGAAAAAAGGCCAATGGTATATGAATAAAATCGTAGAAAGAGAAGCGCTGCGAGCCGCCAAGGAAAACAAATGAGAAGAATCTTAAAAGAAGCAGTTACATATGATGATGTTTTATTAGTGCCGCAATACTCCAACATACAAAGCCGCTCAGAGGTTGATGTTGGCAGTTTTTTAAGCGATCATATCTACTTTCCTCTTCCTATCATTTCTTCTCCGATGGACACTGTGACGGAAGAAGCCATGGCCATAGCAATGCATAACAATGGTGGCCTAGGCATTATTCATCGGTATAATTCTATCGAAGAACAAGCGGGACTTGTTCTTCACACCTCGTTAACCACTGGTCAAGCCCCGGTGGCAGCAGCAGTTGGGATGAGCGGCGATTTTCTAGAGCGCAGTGACGCAGTGGTCGCCAATGGAGCGCAAATAATATGCATTGACGTGGCGCACGGACACCATGCCTTAATGAAAAAAACCCTCACTGCGCTTAAAAATAAGTATGGAGACACCATTCATATTATTGCTGGCAATATCGCCACTCTAGACGGGTTTAACGATCTGGCTGATTGGGGCGCAGACAGTGTTCGATGTAATATCGGTGGAGGCAGTATATGTTCCACCAGAATTCAAACTGGGCATGGAATGCCCGGACTTCAAACAATTTTGGATTGTTCGCGTTCTAATAGAAAAGTAAATATTATTGCAGATGGTGGTATTAGAAACAGCGGCGATGCAGTCAAGGCGTTAGCAGCCGGTGCAGATTTTGTAATGCTAGGTTCGTTGCTCGCCGGTACTGATGAGTCTCCTGGCGAAGTACAATCAAGCGGCGACAGACGTTATAAGATTTATCGCGGGATGGCATCAAAAGACGCCCAGCTAGATTGGAAGGGCACCACCTCTTCTGACGAAGGAATAAGCACCACAGTAAACTATAAAGGCCCAGTCAAAGAAATTTTAGAAGGGCTCCGAAAGGGAATTGCTTCCGGCTTTTCATACTCTGGATGTAGATCTATAAGTGAGTTGCAGTCCAAATCCCTATTTACTATTCAAACAAATGCAGGCTTATTTGAAAGCGGCACTCATATTTTAGCTATAAAATGAAAAAGAAAAAGACACTCCCCGAGGACGCCAAGTTGATTCAGTTCCCGTCGTTGGGACAGCTAGACGCTAATTTGCTTATTAAGTTAAGGTTTGATGATGTAACCAAGTTCTTCTTCTTTAATGAGTATATTAAAGCTTATCTTTCCGAAGACCCTCTTTTAACACCTTTTATAGAAAAGGTTAAAGAAAAGAGTATGTTAGCTAGAAAATTTAGATTAAAGAAGTCTCGTGAGCTTCGTAAAAAAGAAAAGGATATTATTGATCGTTTTGGTTTAAACCAAGACGAAATTGAAAATATATTTGATTTAATTGAAAATGAAAGAGGTGATATATGAAACTATGTGCGCAAGAATGCCTGACCGGCAACAACCCTTGTAAACAGATGCAATGTCGAAGTTGGATAGATTTTAAAGACGACCTGAATTGTGTTGAACTTGCGATTGAAAAATATGGGTCGCTCACGTTGAAAGAAGTGGGAGAGAGGCTGGGAATATCGTATGTTCGCGTAACTCAAATAGAAAAAAGTGCTTTGCAAAAGTTAAGAAAAAAAGCTTTTATAAAAAAGAATACTAATTATAACAACTGATAATTTTTTGATGTCCCACACACATCTAAAACTTTGTTTTAAGGAGAAAACAAATGGCTAAAAACAAAAAAACCCTTTTAGAAGAAGGCACCGTTCGACGCTTTATGAAACTGGCAGAGATTGCCCCACTTACAGATTCCTTTTTAGATAACCAAGAGGTTGTACAGGAAGAAGACGAATCTCGCGAAGAGAGAGCAGATGTCGATAAATATGAGTACGAGCAAGGCAAAGAAGCTGGTGAAGAAGAGGGTGCCGAAGAAGAGCTTGAACTTGACTTGGGCGCCGAGGAAGCCGAAGCAGCATTACCCCCAAGCCCCGAGACCGAAGAAGGCGAAGTTACTCTTACAGATGACGAGGTTGATTCTCTTGTTGCTGCATTTGACGCCGCAGAAGGTGTAGTAACAAAATTACGCAGCGCAGGTGATGAGTTAGAACCTGAAGAGGTCGAAGCAGTAGACATGGGCGGCGAAGAAGAACTAGACGTCGAGATGGATATGGAGGCTGGTCCCGAAGGGGAAGAAGTCGAAATGGAAGTAGAGGACGAGATAGAGCTTGCCGAAGTTACCGTGGTCGACGATGAATCTCTCGTTAACGAAGTAGCTACTCGCGTAGCTAAACGACTCTTACGCTCGAAACAGTCTTAAATAGAATTATAAAATGAGGTTTTAGATGTGGGAATTCTTTTGGTTCGCCGCTGGCGGATTAGCTTATTCTGTTATATCCAATTTAGATTTCTTTTCCAAAAAAGCACAATTTGTTGAAGACATTCGCATCATTGCGTTTGAACTCATCGGCCGAGCCTATGAGGATTTGGTGAGCATACGCGCTATAAAATATAAGTTTTTGATTAAAGATTCCAGTATAGATAGTGAAAGAATCACAGCCTTTAAAAACGAGGATGATAACTTTATGGAAAAGTGGCAAAAGGAAACCCTTAACAAGCTTAATAATGCCGTCCCTCCTTTGTACCGCGCGAGCCTAGATGCGCAAACCTGGAAGCTCCTAATGAATCACTTAAACAAATATTATAGAAAAACTATCATTGAAGCCAAGAAGGAAGAAAGCAATGACTAAAAAAAAGAAGGATCAAGAAGAGCCACAAGAGATAGAGGAAATAACAACACCAGAGCCCCCATTTCAGATTAACTTGTTTGACCCATCAGCTCTCTCGCCGCCGCCTTCTAGAATGCTTAATATGTTTGGCGACTTGGATGAAGAAAAGGTGGAAAACATCTGCACAGGCTTACTTTACCTTAAAGACACCTGCTGTGAAGAACGCCTCGTAGACCCTGATGATCCTGATGGCGAGGTGGAAATAATTAAAAACCCAATTGACTTTTGCATTTCAACGTGGGGGGGTGACGCACTGGGGATGTTTGCCATATACGATTTAATGCGTATGATAAGAGAGGAGTGTGATATTAATACCATCGGGATTGGAAAAGTAATGTCGGCCGGTGTTCTGCTACTCGCTGCTGGAACAAAAGGCACCCGCAAAGTAGGAAAGAATACGCGCATTATGATGCATGCAGTACGCGGAGGCCACTATGGCGCGCTCCACTCGTTAGAAAATGAAATGAAAGAAACCAAGTGGCTACAAGAGCAACACATTGCCGCTTTAATTGCCGAGACAAGTATGACAAAGAGACAAATCAATACAATGTTGAATAAAAGAGTCGACATATATCTCAGTGCAGAAGAGGCAGTGGAGATGGGAATAGCGGATATCATCATTTAAGGAACTATTTATAATATGGATGTGGATAAAATAGTAGAGAATTATTTTAAAACGGAAGGAGAGTCTCTGAATAAAGAGAATCTTTGGGAGATGTTCGATGCAGCCTACGGAGACCTCTCCCGGCTTAAAGGCAAATATTCTATAGTTCAGGAAAAGAAGTCTAAAGGGGTTAAAAAAACCGCAGGAGAGCAGTTTATACTTTCGCTTCCTAAGTTTACACCTTCCGATGCGTGGGGAAATCCTAATAGTGAAGCTCGAAAAATGATGGAAGGTTATCTCAGACAGGTGGGCGGAGGCGCCAACATTCAAGCACGACTGCAATACCTTGAAAGATTGTCAGCACCAGATGAAAAAGGCAGAAAAATAACCTCACCGCGCAGGGTTATTTCTACTCTTATACTTTTAGAAAGTCTTTCGGCGTGTTTTAACGCTTTCAATGACTCATCAGCTGGTTTCGTATTCGAGGGTTTTCTCGCCGCCATACTGGGTGGCCATCAAGAAACAGGTAAGAGCGCTTCGGGCGCACTTCCCATCCAAGATATTTTTGCTTTTTCTGCTTGGGAGGGCTCTACTCCTATCCCGATTAGCCTTAAAGCGCTTAAGAGAACGACGAAGATTAAGGGAAGTTATACAAATTTAGTCGACGCTCTTAATGACTATCCGGAAGGAATGAAATATATTATTGCATACAAAGAAAGTGAAGGTGATAAAGTAACTGCTATTGACATTGCTGAATTCACTATTGATCGTCAAAATTTTTTAGACATTTTGAACGTTAACAGTGCTGGTCAAGATCGTATGAGACTGCCCGATAAAAGCTCGGAAGAATCATATGACATGCTTAAAAGCATAGACGACTGGAACACTTTGTATGAACTGCTACAGGAAACTAAAGGTTATACAAAAAAGGCTAAAAGGAAGCCAATAGAAAGAGAAGAAGAGGTTGAAGTTGATATAATCGAGCCGATGTCCACCGAAGAAGAAACACAAGAAGCCCTAAATGAAGCAGCAGAGGGCAGCGGATGGCACATATCTCCTGCACAGTTGGCAACCCTCAAAGGAGACTCCAAGCAACAGGGAACCAATGTTGTAGCTTGGGCAAAACTAGCTGTCTTAGACTTTTCACCAGAAAATCTATACAAAACTGCAGATCGCTACACAGACGTTCTTAACAATTCGATTAGAGATCTTTTTCAAGCAACCGCTGAACTATCTAAAAACATCAATGCTTATTTTTCTACGACGGAAAGAGGCGAAGCAATCAATAAAGGCAACGCTGCCGTTGGCAACACCATAACAATTGAAAAAGAAATGACAGCCCAAACAGTGGCAACGGCTTCTGATAGAGAACTTTAATTGAAAAACAACTTGACAATCCTTTATAATATTATATAATAACACAGAGGTGTATATGAAACAATTTAATGATTCTTTAGCGCTCCGCTCCGCGCTGGAAAAGGGCGTTCGAACAGTCGCAGAAAACGTGGCGTCAACACTAGGCCCGAAGGGACGCACTGTTATCCTTCACCAAAAAGGCCGCAATCCTATCACCACCAAAGATGGTGTGACAGTGGCAAAGTTTATTGATTTGGAAGATCCATTTCAAAACGCCGCCGCTCAAATTATTAAGCAAGCTGCTGAAAAAACAAATGTCGAGGCCGGAGATGGTACAACGACTACAACGGTTCTCGCATATGCAATGTATAAAGAAGCACAGAAGTATTTAACCAGCGGTGCCCCTCCCATCGAACTCAAGAAGGGCATGGAACTCGCCGTTGATTACTTGGTTAAAGAGGTAGAAAAAGCATCAGTTCCTATCAAATCCGTTGAAGATATTCAAAACGTAGCTACTATTTCTGCCAACAACGATAACGTTATTGGCAAGCTTGTAGCCAAAGCAGTCGATCTCGCAGGCAAAGATGGCTCTGTTACAATTGAAGAGGCTCGCTCTCTCGAGACTAGTCTAGAATTAGTAGAGGGGTTTCGCTTTGATTCCGGCTACTTAGCCACTGCATTCATTAACGATGAGCAGCGAGGCCTCGTAAAATATGATAATCCGTTGATAATGGTTACAGATGAGAAGATTGAGATGGTTGAAGACATGCTACCGGCCTTGGAAGTAGCTGCACGAGAGGCTCGACCATTTGTTATTGTAGCTGAAAACATAGAAGGACAAGCATTGGCTGCGCTTATTATGAATGCCGTTCGCGGAACAATGCGCGTAGTTGGCATCAAGGCCCCTCGCTATGGAGAAGAGCGTAGAGGCATATTAAAAGACTTAGCTCTCTCGGTCGGCGCAACGTTGGTCTCTCGAGAGACGGGAGTTAAATTAAAAGACGTGAAGCTGACTCATTTTGGCGAAGCAAAGAAACTAGAGGCCGGAAAAAATCTTACCACAATCGTTGGCGGAGCGGGAGATCATGATGAAGTCGACAAGCAGATAGAAAAACTTAAAGCCGTGATGAAAGACACAGACGGTCTTCAAGAGTGCGAAAAAATACAAGAGCGCATTACGCGATTGGCCTCCGGCGTGTCCGTAATACATGTAGGCGCAGCAACTGAGATTGAGATGATAGAAAAGCGCCATCGTATTCAGGATGCTCTAGAGGCTGTGCATTCAGCGCAGCTTGAAGGGGTGCTCCCTGGCGGGGGCTCCTTCCTAACTCAATGCTCACCACGTCTAGTAGAAAATGTACAAGACGATGTTCAGAATGAATGGCAAAAGTTCGGAGTAAAGATTGTTGAACAGGCTATCAAGGAACCTCTAAAACAAATGACTTTAAACGCAGGAGAGTCACCAGACCTTGTGATAAATTTGGTTGAGAATCAGACTGAAGGCTTTGGGTATGACTTTAGGGTGAATGAGATAATCAATGTGACGGATGCTGGTATAATTGATCCCGCGCGCGTCACTCGTTGTGCCCTACAAAACGCCGTTTCAGTAGCCGGTGTGTTAATCTCTTCTAACTATGCAATTGTTGAAAAGTAAACTATTTAGTAGTAGCATAGGAAGGCACAATGAGAGAATCAGTTGTTGATAATGCAGTTGCTTTGGCGGAGATAAACGGACGCCTCGATCAAGTGATGCAAAATATAGTGACGGTTAAAGAAAAGCAAGATGAAGTGGCGGGAGATATCGCTAAAATTAAAGAATCTGTATATGGTCCTGATTCGGGATTGTATGCGCGTTTGCGCGAGTTAGAAAGTTGGAAGCAGACTTCTTCGCGATTGCTATGGATAATTATCACCTCCGTTAGCACACTTACTGTCGCGACTTTGTACAAATTAGCCTTTATGCATTAAAAAATAAAATAACAATAAATTATTATAATATTAAAGAGGTAACTATGAAAGTCAATTTATCCTACACCGTAGACCTAGAAGAGGTTCTAGACAATACAAGATTCTTATTTTTGAAAATAGAAGAAGACTATAGAGAAAAAGAAGCATACCTTGTGCAAATTCTTCGAGACGATTACACAGATGAGAATATAGGCAAGGTCGCTAGTGCCATAACCGAATATAAAAAGATTTTAGTAAGCCTCGAAGAAAAACTAGGCGAGCTAAGTAATATTCTAGTTGGATATTATCAATTCAAGCATACCCCCGCTACATCCGCCAATACACAGGCTCAACCATCGGAAGGCGACTTTGATATATTAGAAGGAGTGGAGGAAGAATAATGATTAAATTAGTAGAAGTGGTGAGAGATTCAGGCAAGTACAGCCTAAGAGAGATTTTTGTAAACCCTAAACATGTCGTTTATTTGAGAGAAGATGTGCTCGCAAAGCAACACCTCACCGAAGGCAAATTTCCAGAAGACCTAGACATTCGTCAAAAGTTTACCAAACTGACTCTCGATAATGGTACGAGTGGAACTGAGTTTATTGTAGTGGGTTCGCCCGCAGCAGTGGAATCTAAGCTGCAAAGCGATCAAAAGATGGTATTAAATGGATAACAAACATTATTTTATGTGGATAAAATCACAATGTCCTTTTTGCCAAAAGATTCTAACCCTGGCACAAGAAAATGCCATTTCTCACACCGTCTATGTGATGGACGAAGATCTCGTCGGACTAGAGAAGGTCAAAAAACATTGGGACTGGACAACAGTGCCTCTTGTTACCACGTATGATGGCGACCATGAAGTATTGATTGGTGGCTGCGACGACTTTCAAAAAAAACTATCCTTGAAATAAACGTCAGGGGTTGACACCTTGAAACAATTTCCTATACTTTAATAGAACTTGATATCGCCTTTGGGGTGTTGAGTTCTTACTTGCTTTTTAAAGGAGAAAATAAAATGAGCAACACACTTACTTTACACAGACGACCGAGCCTTCTTGGGCGACCTGTTTTTGATGACATCTTCAATAATGTCCTGAGAGACTTTCCACAACTCATGCAGCAATCCACACAAGGATACCCAGTTGCAGATATTTGGAAAGATGATAGCGGAAACACCATTATGGAATTCGCGTTAGCAGGTTTTTCTAAGGAAGAGCTTAATTTAGAAGTACGACCAGACAAGAAAAGTATCACCGTCTCTGCTGAAACAAAAGTGGACGAAGAGGCAGTGGACAGCAACAGGCGAATCGCCCGTCGCAGCTTTAGCAAAACTTATGTAAACTATGATAATAATCTAGATTTAACATCAGTGAATGCTGAGTACGATAATGGCCTTCTTCGAATCACAGTTCCGACTCGTGAAGAAGTCAAGCCCCTTATGATTTCTATTAAATAAAAAAACACTCGAAAAGCTTTTGTAATCTATGGTTTTTTAAAAAAAAATAAACTATTTATGATATGCAAAAGCTTTTCGAGTCCTTCCGCAAATACTCAATACTGACCGAAGAACAACTTCTCGTTGAAGGTCGCAAAGACGACGCGAAGAAGAAATACCCCCAACTAGCAGCAGATGGCTATATCGATATTCTCATCGACGCAGACCCATCAGGCAACCAAAAGTATCTTATGTGGGCAGCAAAAATGCTCGACAGAGAGTTAGGCCGCACACCTGAAATAGATCCGGCTACCGCTCAAGTAGAAGCAGATAATATAGCCGAGTATCTTCAAAAATTCCACAAGCTCCAACCGTACATCCGTGAAGGAGCTAAAAAATTCAGAGACATTAATAATATTACTAGCCTCGATAATTTAATAGCATTGGTTCAAAGCCTAGAACGTATTAAACTCGATACAGAACGAGTCAAAGAAGAGAAAAAGCGCCAAAAGCAAGAAGCAATGCAAGAATCAACCATTCTCATTAACAATGATGACTTTATGATGGTGCGTCCAACAAGCGCAGAAGCATCTTGCTATTGGGGAAGAGGCACAAAATGGTGTATTTCTGCAAGGGAGTCAGAGAACTACTTCAATCGCTACACCAACGAAGGTAAATCGTTTTACTTTCTCTTGTCGAAGAATAAAGATAATTTTGAAGGAGATGATTTCTGGAAAACCTACGGCAAGTTAGCTCTCGTCTTTCTCAACCTCGGCGAATTCGAAGAAGCATATGATGCTACCGATCAACATATGAGCGAGCTGGGTGTTATAGAAATAATTGCAACCAATCTTTTAGGAAGCAAAGTCAGTGATGCATGGCAAGAATACACTCGCTATCATGATATGGAGAAATTAAAAGAAGAGGTCCCTACTGCATATGAAATACTGGTCGATAGATTAAAAGCAGATGGTTATGAACCAGAAAGCGTAGAAGAGTGGTATGATGAAACTGTTAATGGAGTGTGGTATGAAATGGAAGCGACCGCCGCAGACGATACGAGAGAAAACCCCGCAGGTCCATCGGACCAAGATTTCCAAGACATCTTAGATAACGCGAACTTACAACACATTGATGTTACTTTTGAAGAATATGATATTGGGACTTGGGGATGGGACGCTTCAATCGCTTTTGATTTCGATGACTTAGAGGGATGGAACGAGAAAACTCTTGATGAACTCGACCTTTCGAACGAAATCGGCTCGATTTTAGACGACAATTATATTTATCCAAATGAGATAGAGTTCTACGATAATCGAATTTACGTTAGTATCTCGACTGAGGATGGCTCCTATGGAGACTCAGACATAGACAGGTTTAGTAGTTTTGTTACCGGCCTAGAAGACGCCGACGCAAAATACGATGATGCGCGCCAAGACTTAATTGACATGTTCATCGAAGAGGGTGCGCTAGATATCTCGAAAACAGCATACGGACAACTGCGAGACACGGCGAAGACACAAGAATACAAACACTTTAAAGCAGACACTTCCAGAGGAACAGTTAGCTATTCTATAAAGATGGAACTTAAATTACCAGAGATAGGAGAAATCGTTCGAACCGTAACAAGGGAAATACAAGCAGCAGGGAATGAACTGGGCCTTGGAGATTTTGACCAAGCAAAAGTGTTAAGGTATTTGAATATCGAATTCCAGGAATTGTTCAGTCAGAAAATTGGCCCTACAAACTTTTCCTTTGGAACCAATATGTTGCTTGACGCCCTGAGCAAACACTTTCTAGAAGCACAAAACCAAGCCAAACGACAGCTTAATCTTCCCGGCATTCCAGCAGCAGAGATACGACAACTCGTTACCCCTTCAAAGTTCAAAATACATTGGGCAACACTGGACATAGCTAAGAACTCTGTAGAGCTTTTATTGGGAATGGCCTTGCAGAGAGGAGACGATGAAGAACAAATGAAAGCACTTGTTGAGTTCATCGATTATTTCGACGCGAACTTCGATGAGTTCCAAAGCATTGTTCGCAGTGTATTAGTAAAGGGCTTGAAGTCTGCTGCCGATGAGGTTAGGAATTATGCTGAGTCCAACTTCTTCATGCCACTAGGTTCAACCTCCGGATATGCACCCGTTGGATATCTCGAGGAGAATAGAAAGAGAAGAGGAATAAGGATAACTATTAAGAAATGATAATTAAACAAACTACTTATGGCATGCAAGATTTATTCGAGAACTTCCGTAAATACTCAATTCTTACAGAAGAACAGCTTCTTATCGAAGGCCGCATCGACGACGTTAAAAAGAAGTATCCTGAGCTAGCAGAGAAAAGAGAAGGGCTTGACGGCGAAAGCGTACTGGACGTCCTTATCCAAGCCGACCCATCCGGCAATCAAAAGTATCTTGCAGCAGCAGCTAAAATATTAAACAATCAATTCGCAATCCACAAGCGCAATGGTCTGGAACCTTTCTGGGAAAAGCAATGGCCACTGGACAGCGTTGATGGAGAAGTAGTAACCAACTTTGATACCGAAAAACTCTGGTCGCCTTGGGGATTAGCTACTACGATAGCAACAGAAATAAACAAGTTCCACGAATTGTTACCTCACATTGACCCCAAAGGTCGCGACCTCGCATCCTATACAACTTGGGAGGAATTAAACAGCGCCGTATCAAATGCCGACCGAAAGAAACAAGACAAAGATAAGGCCAAGAAGCAAAAAGAACAAGAAAGAGAAGCAGCCTCTTCAACATCGAGAGTAATCGTAAACAACGACGACTATATAATGATTCGTCCAGAATCAGAAGAAGCTTCTTGCTACTACGGAAAGGGCACAAAGTGGTGCATCTCTGCAACTGAGTCGCAAAATTATTACGAACAATACACTGCTGATGGTAAAGCGTTCTACTTTGTTATGCTAGGCCACTTATCAAACGATAACAAATATAAAAAACTAGCAATGGTTGTCGACAGCGATAACCCGGTCCACAATAGCACATATGATGAAACCTTTGATGCAGAAGATAACTCTTTAAGCCTTGTCGAAATAACACACGCGCTCGTCTCTAACCTCTTGCACGAAAAAGAAGCCGATGGCGCATTAATGACCTATTTGTTTTACGAGGGCGACCAACACGTCGACGACCCAACAGATGAAGATGAGGCCGAATACCTCGCAGCATTAGAAAGATTAGACATTATGTGGGATTCCGCACTGGCTGATACCGGAGTGGGATTTGCAGGCGAAGCTTTGAACGCCAATGAGAAGATTCGAGAAAAAGCATATGCCTTGTTTAAACAAATGAAAGATTGGGCCGAACAAGACGCAGAAGAGAATCCAGCGGGACCAAGCGAAGAAGCATACAAAAGTCTTAATGCTCAATATGACGAGCGCCAACATATTAATGTAAGCTTGGAGTTTCCTTATGAAACCGGCGCTTCATCTCCAACCTTTTACGCGACTGCCTTTCTTGATTTGGGCGCCGCCGTTGAGGGAAATACCGAGGGCTTAGAGTGGAAAATAAATGTAGAAGATATAACAGATGATGAAAGAGAGGCAATGAAGAGGGCTGCGAAGTTAGCATTGCGCGACTCACGTGTATTTTGGGAAGATATCGAAGCAGAATATGACCACCCGGATGAATTTCTTGTTACTTTTGAGAGCGGCTATGGCTCACCCGAAGAATACGCACACTATCTAAGAACGATGACAAGATGGGATTCGCTGATTACAGACAATTTCGATGAACTAGCCCTAAAATATCTTAAAGATGAAAATCTAATTGGTCGTCCCGCCAAAGAAGAAGAATACTGGCCAGACCCCGAAGAAAAGAAACAACAAATGGAGCTACCTTTGCAAGAGGGTAAAAAAGGAATTAAAATAACTATTAGGAGGAGTTAAATGACCATAATTATTGGCGTTATCATTGGCTACTTATATGCGACGTGGCTAGAATGGGTGCTACACAAATATGTTCTTCACAAACTCGGTAAAAAGAAAAATAGTTGGTTTAGTTTCCACTGGAGCGTCCATCACCAAACGTGCCGTAAAAACGATAATAAAGACGGTGATTACAACAAATTCCTTCCGACTGTCGTATCTCGCGAGATATTGAGTCTCTACGCTTTATTAATATTTCACCTTCCCTTTTATTTTATATCACCCTGGTTTTTTTATACTTTAATTGCATCTTCCGCTAGATACTTTTATGTACACCAAAAGGCTCATCGCGACGTTGAGTGGGGAAAAAAGCACGTGCCATGGCATTATACACATCATATGGGAAAAAACCAAGAAGCCAATTGGGGTGTCACTACTCCACTTTGGGATCGCATTTTAGGAACAACAAGCGACGAATAAAGTGGACGAGATAAAAAATGAGTATAAAGTGGGAGATCTGGTTAAATACCGACAACCACGAAGATTTTTTTCAGACAATATTCAAGAGAATATGATTGGAGTCGTCACAGGAACGGATTTATATTTCGCCAAAGTTCTCTGGCAGGATGCGCTGTGGTGTTTAGAAAGTTTTGAAGATATAATTAAATATGAAATAGTTTTAAATGAAACTAAGGGGAAATAGATCTAGATGGTTAATGAGATTGAGGTCGGCGACTTAGTAGTACAACGACGTGGCGATTTCATTAAAGGAATGTTTTCTAGATATAAAACGATTGGCTTAGTCTTATCAGTTCAATACGGCCGCAGCGAGATGCCAAAGAATGAACCCGATCAAATATATGAATATGCATTGGTTTTCTGGTCGAGCGGCCATAAAGTAACCATCAAAACCTCTCTTTTGGAAAAGATATCTTGAAGGTTGCTTTTGGCGACCACAAACTAATTATATAAGGGCTGAATATGAACAATTACAATAAATTATTCGAAAACTGGAATAAATTCCTCAACGAAGAAGAACTCAAAGAAGTAACGGACGAAGAACTCGAAGACATCGATGAGATTCTTCACGACCTAAAGCCAGAAGACCTTTCGTTCGGAAACATCTTTGGCGACAAGATGCGTTTAATAACGCCAATGAAAACCAAAGACAGAAACCTTCAAGCTCTTAAGCGGACACTCAAACTATCGGGTTATGAGCCAGACTTTTCAACAGGTTTGGCGAATTACTATTCTTTTTCGCTTCCCGCTATGCGCGAAGGCGACAAGCCAACGACAATTATTCTTACACCCGAGCAAATGGAACATCTCGTAGATGATGACGGGCAAATAAAAAGGCTAGAAACAGATACCGACGAAAGCTTCGAGAAAAGAAAAAAGAAGATACAAAAGAAACAAATAAAAATAGGAAAGCTTCTTCAAAAAGGGTCGCGCCTCTATGATAATGCTCACGAAGCGTGGAAAGTCCACGACGAGATGTATCCAGATCAGTTCGGCATATCTCCAACGGGCGACGACCCAGCAGCCGATAATGACGAAGAAAAGGTAAAAGAATATCACGCAGCATATGAGGCAGCGACAGACAAATCAAAAAAAGAAAGACAAAAGCTTTTCGATGTCTTTCAAGGTGCGCAAACAATACCTTCTTCGGCGTTAAACCCTTATCAACAGCTAGCCGATTGGTGGAATAAAAAGTCAGCCTTCTACCGCGAAAATCCAGAAGCTGCTGCCGGTGACGCAACAACAAGCAGCGAATACTCAATTGTCTACTCGCGCCACCCACTCGATGTATTGCGAATGTCCGACTTCGATAGGATTGAGACATGCCATTCACCAAGCTCACGCGGAGGTGGGGGCAGCTACTACAAGTGCGCTGTTGCAGAAGCTCACGGTCACGGCCCGATTGCTTATGTCGTTAAGACTAGCGACTTGGATAGCATTCTGGTTGATTCTGCGCTGCCGAGCGAAGCGTCTCATCAAGAGCTTTTAGACTTTATAGAAGAGAACGACGAAGAACTCTTCTTGGATACCGAACGAGGGACTGGTGAAATTGAGCCTCTCTCTCGCGTTCGCTTAAAGAAATTCGTCAACCCCACTTTGAAAATGTCTCTTGCAGTTCCCAGCACACAAGTGTACGGAAAAAGATTCCCCAATCTTTACAACAACATAAGCGCCTTCACCAAAGAAAAACAAGCCGAAGAACTTAAAAAAATAGATGACTCTAAAAACTCTGATAACCCCTTTGATAGCGCGTTTGATGAAAACGGCAAGTTTAATCTTAGTAATTGGGAACGCTACGGCGGTTCTTATCAAGATGGCGGCGACTATCCCGGCGAAGCCATTACTAAATGGTTGGGATTTCAAACGGTAGG